AAGGCGACCAGCAGATCCGTCGGGTTGACGACCAGCCGGCCAGGAGCTCGAAGCACTCGGGAAACATTGCCGCTCGCCATTACTTGCCGACCTCCATGATCTCCATGCCGATCGTCGCGCGGATCTGCTTGCGAGTCTCCATCGTGATTCCGACGAACTGCCGCCGAGGCACCCGCGTCTCGAGCTGCTGATCCTTGAACTTGCGGTTCAGCAACCAGCCGAGCCGCTGCTTGAGGCTCTTGTCCTGCTTCTTGAGCCAAGACCACAAGCTCTTCTGCACGGTGCTGGTGATCTTCTCGCTCTTGCTGACGCCGCCGAAGTTGTGCAGCGACGCATACTCGACGTTCGTGCCGACCTCGACGATCTTGCCCTTCACCTGAAACGCGATGCTTTTGGCGAGGCGGCCTGTGTCGCTTAGGGCTGGCCGGCTCTCGAACCGGCGAGCCGGCGGCTTGCGACGTCCCTGAGTGAAGTCGCTGATGATGCCGAAGACGTTTGGGTTGTTACGCTGACGCCACTGAGTGCTGCCGAATCGTTGCGCCTTGAACGCAGCCTGAGACTCGGCGACCATCATCACGCCGATCTGCTTGAGCGCCTTTGACGGGTCGGCGAGGTTGGCCTGCAGTCGTTTGACCTTCGCGCCGGGCTCGTAGGTGACGCGAGCCATGGCCTAGTCCTGCCGGGTATCCGTCCCGCTGGGCATGTAGCCGGCCGGCAGGCTGCGCAGATCACTCCAGCCATACTGCGTGCCGCTCTCGGTGCTGGTGATCGTGCCGCTGTTGCTTTTCGGTTTCGCTCGTCCTCGAGGGTCCGTGCGGCGCACTTTCTGGATCATGCCATCCGGCCCCCAGACCTGATCCCACTTGACCTCCTCGATGGCCGAGCTCGCGCCGCCTCGTCGCCACAGCACGCTGATCACGCCGACCGCGCCGACCTCGAGGTGCAGCCCGTCCGTCGGATCGAATGCGACCTGCGCGTAGGCCGGCCACAGGTAGATCACAGACTGCGCCGCGGCGAGGCCGACGGCATCGTCGACGGCCGTGGCGGTGCGGTCGCGAATGTTGGTCAACGTCACCAGTCCGTCGGCGTCGTAAACGCTCTCGACGTAGGCCCAGAGGTCGTCGTTGGCTGCCATGATTAGGTCGGGTCAGTAAACGTCGGCACGCCCGTGGTGCTCGGCAAGTAGCCAAAGCCGGATACCCAGAGCCAGTATTGGATCTTGCCGGTCGCCGGCGCGCCGCCGGTGTCCTGGAAGCTCAGGATGTCGTCGATGAGCCATGGCGTGTGCGACGTGTTGTTGCCGCGCAGCCACCAGTAGGTTCCGTCGACCTGATCCAGCGGGGCAAAGATCGCGTCATCAATGAGCACGTAGCCGCTGCTGGCACTCTCCCATTCGATCTCGATGTCGAAGGGGTCTTCGTTGAAGCTGCGTGCCCAGAGGTTCTCGTCGAAGTCGAGCACCACCTCGTTCCACGTCGAGGTGAGCGCGGTGAGCGCCACCGTCTTAGACGTGCTGCCCATGCGGATGACGATGTTGCCGCCGCTGCCTGATCCCGCCGCCTTGTTGACCATCACGCGGAACTGGTATGGGGTGTCTACGTCCAGCCGCCGGATACGCATGTTGGGCAGCGTTTGCTTGATCAGCGCGCTGCCCGTGAGCTTGAGGCTGGCATCGGTCTGAGCTCCGGGGTGGCTGCGGTAGATCGTCGACGTGTCCTGGTCGATGTTGGCGCTGCCGCTCGTCTCGGTCCATCCGGTGAACTTCGGCGTGGCCGTGTTGTCGAACTCCGAGAAGCTGCTATTCGTCAGCAGGCTGCCGCCGCTGCCCTGGCCGGCGTGCTTGCTGACCATCGTAGAGTTGGCATCTGCGCCGCTGCCGAAGCTGCTGCGCAAGATCGCGTCGAAGCTGCTGGGCTGGCCGAGCACCTCGAACACCTCGGCCTGCTCCTGCACGCCTGTGTTCTGGTCGGCGATGCACTTGAGCAGCTTCTTCTCGACGTGGACTGCCTCGAGCGCAAAGGCGTTCTCATCGACGGTCAGCCGGCCGCACGCGCCGTTGCCGATGTTGGAGCCGCCCGCCGTCGCCGAGGTGTCGAACGTGATGTCGCGGCTCTGCACCGTCAGGCTGGTATCCACGAACCAGTCGTAGAGCGCGCGGAATATCTGCGGCGCGGTGCGGAAGCCACTGCCGAAGCCCTGCGTGGCGGTAGCGGCTCCGTCGATGACGTTGGCATACTCGAACAGGATCGGCGTGATGGCCTGCGATCCGATCGAGCCAGACAGCAGATCGGAGCAACCGGCGCGGAACTGAGCAGCCCAGTTGGCGAGCTCGGTCGGCGTGTATTCGCCCTCGAGGCTCTGTAGCAAGGTGTCCCAGAGACCGCCGCTGCCGGCGTGCGTGCCGTCGACATGCGCGCGAAAGGTCTCGAGGATGTCGATGGCGTTACGCCATTGGGTCTGGATCTCTGCCTCGGTAGGCGTGCCGCTCATGGTTGCTCCGGTCTATGTCTACAGCTCGTCGGGCCAGCTCAGGCCGGTCGTCTCGAGGGTGTCAGGGTAGTATTCGCCACGGCTGCCCTTGTCTTGGTCATCGCAGATCTGGGCGAACATGTAGCGCGCGGCGGGCACGTCGTTGGGGTGCGGCCGGTATGCGTTGGTCGGCTTGCCTCTCCGGCCGCGGTCCTCAATGTCTTCGTCTGTGGGGATCGTGATGATCTGGCCGCGACGCGGGCGCACGTGGTTATCGCCGACGTTCTGCCCGGTGCCGGGCTCCTCGGTCTGGCCTGCGTCGTCTAGGAACCGGATCACCGTGCGGCGCAATCGGTCGCGCATCTTCAGGATCTTGCGCTGGTCGAGCTCGACGATGCTGCCGATCACAGGCACGCGGCGCTTGTTGCCGGTGCGCATGGGGTCGCTGACGAGGTTCTCGTTGACCTTGGGGAAGTTGATTCCGGCGAGGTCGATGTGCTCGCGCGGACAACTCGGAGTGACGCCCACCCAATACTTGAACGTGCGCGCGACGCCTTGCTGCGCTTTGTGCGACGTGATGTCGGGCACAAGGTCGCTGCCGGCGATATGCGTCTGGGCCGGCTGCGGCGTGTTCTGCGCCGTGAGGGTCGCGGGTTGGCCGACGTCAGGGTTGAGGTCGGGGATCATCTTCTTGCGGGTTGCCATACGGGTCATCTCCGTTTCATGGTTACAAAAGAAAGGGCCAAGCGTTCCCGATGAACGCCCGGCCCGTAGCTCTCTGCCGGCTCGTGGCCGCGCGCGATCAGTTGTTGATCTTGATCGCGCTGTAGGGGAGCGCGATGCCAGCGCCCGCGCGACGCTCCCACTGGACGTATTCCTCGCCCGTGTTGCGCGTGTGGTCGCTGTTGTTGTCGCCCTCGAGGCTGGAGTATTCCTGGATGCCCTCGCGGTCGAGCGTGAACGTCGCACGCTTGGCCGGGTTGCGCAGGAATACATACCAGTCGCCAGTCGCGAGGCGCTGCGATCCCCAGAGGGTGACGTTGCGGCTCGCGTCTTGGACGAGGTTGCTTGGCGTGGTGCCGGCGTCGCTGCCGAGCACCTCGCCCTGCCGGCGCTGCAAGAACGCCTCTTCCATGGCCTCGGTGTCCGCTGCGCTGTGGACGCAGACGACGCCGCTGTCGATCACCTCGTCAGAGAGCAGCGGCTGGCCCTTGCCGTCCTGCATCTGCTTGAACTGCTCGATGGCGTTGTAGTAGTCCGTGCGGATACTCGAGACGCTCCCGATGCCGCCGCCCGTCAGCAGGTTGCCGTCGGTGACGCCGAAGCGAGCTGCTCCGTCGCCGTCCGTGGTGTTGAAGAACGGCACGCCGTCGGGCGCGTTCGGGACCGCTGGCAGCGTGTTCGTGCTGCTGGTGAGAAGGTCGAAGAAGAACCGCTCGGGCAGCAGCGCCGCGGACTGGCCCGCCATGCGAGCGATGTCCATGAGGCTCTGCGTCTGGTCGTCCTTGCGGTCTTCCTTGTGCCACTTGATGCGGCGGCCCCAG